CAAGGAACTTAGAGAAGAATTCCAAGAGTTATATGACAAAGAAGACGCAACAAAATAAGTCATTTACTATATTTGATTGGTTGAAGGAGATTACATATACTAAATCTCCTTCCTCTAAATTCAGTAATGAGGAATGGGAATCATTTAATCCATATATGATATCTCGTTTTTTGAGTATGTCAAAAGATTATATTGAACTAGTAAATTATGTTCAAAATATTCCATATACTGAAAAGGAAAAGTATTATAAAATATATTGTGAATTAATTCCTAAAAAGCAATTCTTTCAAAAATATATTAAATCAACTAAAAAAAGCCCATCAAAAGATATAGTAGAACAAATTAGTAAATACTATGAATGTTCCCTTGGAGAAGCAGAAGAATATACTTATATTCTAGGAAATAAGGGCATACAAGAAATTTTAAATAAATTAGGATATGAGTCAAAATAAAACTAGAGAAATAGAAGTAACAGATTCTATTGTAGATACAGTTATAGATAAATTCGTTACTAGAGCTAAATTTGGTAAAAACAAATACGGAACTGATTTAGATAGAACTGATTTATCAGTAGTAGACTGGATTACCCATGTCCAGGAGGAACTTCACGATAGCATTCTATATCTAGAAAAATTAAAACAAACCCTTAGTGGCAAATAAAATACCACAAATAGTAAAAGAGGTTAAAAAATTTGTTCCTGCTAGCCTTAATCATGCTTACCAAAAACAAATTTCATTTAGCCAATTTTCCACATTCCAACAATGCCCACACAAATGGGCGTTAATGTATAGGGATGGGCACTATCAATCTGAGGTATCCATCCATATGACATTTGGAACTTCAATGCACGAAGCTATACAACATTATTTAGATGTGATGTATAATAAAAGTATGGCTGAAGCAGATAGAATTAATCTAGAAGAATATTTTGAAAATAGATTAAGGGAAAATTATAAAAAAGATTATGAGCAAAACAAAAAACAGCATTTTTCTAGTTCATTAGAATTAAGAGAGTTTTTTGAAGATGGGAAAGCTATTTTAGAATGGTTTAAAAAGAAGAAAAAAGGATATTTTAGTAAACGTAATTGGTGGTTAGCAGGTATAGAAGTTCCTATTTTAATTGCGTTTAATTCCGCTTATAAAAACATACTATACAAGGGGTATATAGACATTGTAATGTACAATGAACTTTCAAATAAAATAAAAATAATCGATATTAAAACGTCTACTAGAGGTTGGAAGGATAAAGAAAAAGCAGACGAGGTAAAAATGATGCAATTGATTTTATATAAAAAATTCTTTGCTGAACAATTCAATTTTCCAATAGATGATATTGAAATAGAATATTTTATTGTAAAACGTAAAATTCATAACCACCCCGATTACCCTAATAATAGAATACAAACCTATGCTCCGGCTGCAGGTAAAATAAAACTTAATAAAGCAGTTAATGCTATAAACGAGTTTCTTGAAAAAACTATGAATAAAGATGGGACACGTAAAATTGATCCTATGATTAAAACTCCTAATAAAAATTGTACTTATTGCCCTTTTAATAACTCGAAAGAGCTTTGTGATAAAGATACATTTTCCTAAAAATGTGATATATTTATATACAACAAGTATACAATTAAAAAATTAATGTTATGAGTAAAAAAGATATGACACTAACAAGTGTAAAAATTCAAAGTGAAATGTTTGAAGAATTTAAAGTTTCATGTGTAAGGTATAAATTTTCACTACAAAAACTTGCCGATCGAGCAATTCATTTGTACCTTACCGATGATAGTTTCCGAAAAACTATTCACAACCACAACGTTTTAGAAACAAAATAATTTATGAAAGAAGGTTACATTCCAAAAGAACAAAGAAAAAAAATCCTATTAATGTGTGATGACATTAGAATGCCATCAGGAATAGGTACAATAGGCAAAGAATTAATATTAGGTACTTGCCACAGATACAATTGGGTAAATGTCGGCGGTGCTATCAATCACCCTGACCAAGGCAAACGTTTTGATTTAAGCCAGGACACTAACCAAAGTGCAGGTATCGATGATTCAAATGTTGTACTTTATCCTATAAATGGGTATGGTGACCCATTTTTAGTACAGCAATTATTAGAAATTGAAAAACCAGATGCTATATTTTTGATAACTGACCCAAGATACTGGATTTGGTTATTTCAAATAGAAAATGAAATTAGAAAACATATTCCAATAGTTTACTTAAATATTTGGGATGATTACCCTGCCCCCATGTATAACCAAACATTTTACGAATCATGTGATGCTTTGTTTGGTATCTCAAAGCAAACTATAAATATTAACAAGCTTGTATTAGGCGATAAAGCTAAAAACAAAATTATAAAGTATGTTCCTCATGGATTAAATACTAAAATATTTTTCCCTATTGAAAATAAAGAACAGGATAAAGCATTTGTTGAGTTTAGGAACCAAGTATTTAACGGTAAGAAATATGAGTTTGTTTTGTTCTTTAACTCTAGAAATATTCGCCGTAAACAAATTCCTGATACAATTTTAGCATTCAAACAATTTATGTCCGGCCTTAGTAAAGGGCAAGCAGATAAATGCGCTATGCTTTTACATACAGCTGCAGTAGATGAAAACGGAACAGATTTAATAGCAGTAATTGAAACTTTATGCCCTGAAATTAAAGATAAGTTTTATATCACAAATAGGATGTTTGGGCCTAATGAAATGAATTATCTGTACAATATGACAGATGCTCAAATTTTATTAACATCAAACGAAGGGTGGGGACTATCATTAACTGAAGCATTACTAGTAGGTAATCCTATTATAGCTAATGTAACCGGGGGTATGCAAGACCAAATGCGTTTTGAATTTGAGGATGGTACTTGGATTGATTTTGATGCTGATTTTCCTTCCAACCATAGAGGAACTTATAAAAAGCACGGTGAATGGGCCTTTCCAGTCTATCCAACAAATCGTTCAATTCAAGGTTCCCCACTAACCCCTTATATTTTTGATGATAGATGTAATTGGGAAGATGCAGCTGAACAGATTAAAAATGTATATAACTTAAGTGCTGAAGAGCGTAAGGCTAAGGGCATGAAAGGTAGAGAGTGGGCTTTGGGTGATGAAGCAGGGTTTACTCAAGAACATCAAGCAGATAGAATTATAGAAGGATTAAATAAATTATTTGCTGCTTGGAAGCCAAGAGAGCCGTACGAATTTATAAATGCTAATCAATATAAAAAACCAGTTTTAAATCACAATTTAATATACTAATATGAGTAAAAATACGTTTTATATAAGTTGCCCAATCGATACATACAGTGGATATGGGGCACGTTCTAGAGATTTAGTTAAAGCAATTATAGAATTAGATAAGTACGATGTTAAAATTATACCGCAACGTTGGGGTGGTACTCCTTGGGGATTTATTAAAGGTAACTCCGAATGGGAATTTTTAACCAAATATTTTTATAGACAACCCCAACTTCATGAACAGCCTGATATTTGGATGCAGATTACTATACCAAATGAATTTCAACCAGTTGGTAAATATAACATTGGGGTAACTGCAGGTATGGAAACCACTCATGCCCGGGGAGAATGGATTGAAGGAATAAATAGAATGAATTTAACATTAGTATCATCTAATCACTCTAAACAATCATTCCTAAACTCAGTATATCAAAAGCAAGACAATGGCCAAATAGTAGGAGAAATTAAAGTAGAAAAGCCAATAGAAGTATTATTTGAAGGTGTAAGCCTAGATATTTACAAGCTATTAGAAACATATACTAAGAATGATTTATTTAAATCTATAGATTCTATACCTGAATCATTTGCTTATTTATATGTTGGCCATTGGTTGCAGGGTGATATTGGGGAAGATAGAAAAAATACTGGATTATTAATTAAAGCTTTTTATGAGACATTTAAAAACAAAGCTAATAAACCTGCTTTAATATTAAAAACTAGTGGAGCAGGATGTTCTTATGTAGACCGAGAAAATATTTTAAGTAAAATAGAACAAATTAAAAATACAGTAGGTTCTAAAAATTTACCTAATGTTTATTTATTACACGGTGAATTTAAGGATGAAGAAATAAATGAATTATATAGTCATCCTAAAGTAAAAGCTATGGTTAATTTAACTAAAGGTGAAGGGTTTGGGCGTCCATTACTTGAATTTACCCAATGTAAAAAACCAATTATAACAACTGCTTGGAGTGGCCATACTGATTTTCTTGATCCCCAAATGTCTATTTTATTAGGGGGCCAATTAACTCAAGTTCACCCAAGTGCAGCTAACGATTGGATAATTAGAGAGAGCCAATGGTTTTCGCCTGATTATGGTCAGATTGGCCATTACCTTAAGGATGTTTTTGAGAATTATAAAAAGTATACCGACGGTGCAAAGCGTCAAGCTTACAAATGTAAGACCGACTTCAGTTGGGGTAAGATGAAAGAAAAAGTAGATCAGTTATTTGAATTTTATATTCCGGAACTACCAAAGAGAGTTCAACTACAACTACCTAAATTAAAGAAAATTGAGCTCCCTAAACTTAAAAAAATAGAAACAAATGGATAATTTACAAATTTGTAGTAGATGTGGTAGTGATGCGGCATATGTTCAAGAAATAAACGACCAAATTAAACTATACTATTGTATGGGGTGTGGATTTCAAGCTAATACCATAATGACTCATGACTCAGAATTTTTAAAAGAACAAATGGAAATTTTACCTGAATTATATAAGGAATTAATGGTTGAGGATGAAAATGGAACTATTTGGATGCCCTCAATGGTTAATATACCCTCCCAAGGTATGGTCTTTGCTGATGGTACTAATAAAAATAATTGGCAGTGGGCAGCTGTAAAAGCAATTCCAATGTCTGAAGAAGAAAAAGCTAAATTTAAGGCTAAAGGAAAAGATTATGAATGGAAAATGGATATGGAGACGCTAAAACATTATCCTGAACGTGAATATTTAGATGCTCTTTCGTATATTGGTGTATTACCTGAATAAACTATGAAAATAAGTTACGCTATAACAGTAAAAGATGAACTAAACGAATTACAACGTTTAGTTGATTTTCTTATAGATAAGAAAAGAACCGAAGATGAAATCGTAATTCTATACGATTCAAAGGGAGGAAGTAAAGCTGTAGAAGAATGGTTAAGAGCTAATTCTGTAGCAAGTCAGGAATATAGATGGTACAGTAGTAAAT